TTAGGTCCCTTGGCCCATGCCTTCAACTGCCCGCCGATAATTCGCCGTCGCTTTCTCAATCATTGACCGGCGCTCTTCCCTGGTGATGAACCCTTCTTCGCAATACTCCTCGGCAAGACACAGTAATTCATCGTACTGCTCAGGTGCGCTCATTCGTATCTTGGGATGATTGAGCAGTCGCTGCCAGGTTTCCAGCGCTTTTGCCTTTCTGTCTTCGTACATAACACAGCCCTCCGGATATAGACGGTAGAAACGGACGGTACGTATAGGGTTCAGCGCCAGTGACGAGTGGGTGGTGGGCCGTCAGCTTTTGGCCGATAGCAGACGATGCCTAACAATGATGCCAGCCGAATGAGCTCGGGATACCGTCAGCAATCGTCCAATGTAAAACCAAAGTCGTCACTGGAGACTTGAGCGGCTTCGTTAAGCCGCTGGCGCAGCGCAGCCGTTAGCTGCCTCTCCACTTCCCATGGATCCGACAGCGCGGCGAGCTGTGGCGCCAATTGAGGCGACAAGCTCATCAGCGATTGGTTGAGCGAACGTGCCGTCTCATATGCAGCCTTCTGCACGAAGCTGATCTCGACCAGTTCACCCTGCGCCTTGCGAAACTCCATCTCAGCCATCCGCGCCAGGTAATGCTCGCGATGCGCTCGTGCTTTCTGAAAGTCCGGGGTCTGCCCTTGCGCGGGATCAACGGGCGGTGGCGCAGCCATGTTAGTCGGCTCGGATTGCGCTGCGACGTGGCTGTACACATCGCGCTGAAGCCGCTCCTGTTGGTGGCGAGCAGCGACGGCAGCCTTGCTCGGGTCCGCCGTGTCGCGGATCACTGCTTCGGTGGCCAGCACGTCGACCTGCTTGCCATTGGGAGACAGGACCAGCCGCCCGTTTTCCTTAAGCCAGGTGATGTAGCTCGGTGATCGGCCGATGTGGGCAGCGAAGGCGCTCTTTGACAGGTACGTAGCTGTGCTCATAAGCCCTCCTTTTCAGCGGCTTTTCAATGAATCCTTTCAAGATTTCAGTGGATTGAAATTTCAGTAAGCTGACTGGTCTCCCACTAACACGATCCCGCGGGTTTCCGACCCCGTGCCCTTTGAAAGTCCCCAGGGTCCCCGGCGGCTTTTGCATCGCTGGCTCCATCGATGCGCGCCTGCTTTACAAACCATCCGTCGCTTGAAAGGCGCGACCGCCGACAAGACGTGTCTATCGATTAACAGATCGTGAGCGCACCGGTCTTTTCGGGTGGACTGGCATGAAAGATATGGACGATTTCCGAATCCGCTCCCGTAGTTTGATGTGCGAGCTTGATGCAACGACCAACCGGATGATGGCCATGGTGTCGGCCGGTAGGACCACCGGAGAAGAGTGGTCCCAGGCCGTTGAGGCGCAGCAGGTTGCTTTCAAATGCTGGATCACGTTTGTCCACGAAGGGTCTTTGTTACCCTCGCTTTGATCATGAGGCGGGAAGCTCACTCAACAGCCTTGCCAAGACGTCAGTTCGGGCCACTTCTGCTTCGACCAGAAGCGGCCGTAACTCATCCTCGTTGATTACTCCCGAGCGCCACAGTGACTGGCAGTATCCCGTCGCGCCATTGAAGAGCTTTTTCAGTGCAGTCTCGTCGCGGGCCTCGCCGAAGAATTCGAAATGTTGATGGGCTTTGGCTAATGCATCGGCCTTGATGATCGGCATGGTTAACTCGTGGTAAGCGTGGAATCCGATACCCATCCGTGGGTAGGACAATGGGTCAAAGTCTAGTTGAACTAGACCAAAAATCTGCCCTTCTGCTCCGTTCGACTCAGAAAATATTTCCTTCCACCAACCATGACTAACAGGCACAGACCCGATCCTTTGGAAAGACGGACATCCCTGCGCACGTTTCAGCTAGAGAGAATCCGCGAGTTCGCTAACCCGTGTAGGGGGCGGCCCTCGAGGAGGACCCGTGAAATCTGCGCCCTACCCGGCCTGCCCGGCTCATGCCTTCGGCTCGGCCTCGCTCATGTCCAGCCGCTTGGCCACCCAGCGTTCGTACAAGCCGATGGCGACGTCCGCGCCGGCCATCGCGGTCAGGCAACCCAGGGCGCCCGCAGTCCAGATCGACAGGCCCGCGCCGAACAACAACATCATCGCTGACACGCCGCAGACGATGCAGGCGCCGGACCGAAGTGCGAGGCGGCGCAGTAAGGCCCAGCCCCGTGCCCCGTCCTTGTCAGCGCGCCACATCTCGCCCGACACACCGCCAACCAGGGACAGGGCAATCACCAACCAGATCGGCATTTCTGCCAGCGCCTGTTGCTCGTTCGTCATTACCCTGCCCCTTAAACAAAAAGACCCGGCGCATTGGCCGGGTCTGGTGGTGGGTGGCCTGCCGCGCTTTGCGGTCGCACCCATCGAAGATGGCCCCTTTTTACAGCTCGATTCTGGTGGCGGCAAGACCGGTTTAATTCCATCCGGTGAATGCGTGGGTCACATCCGGTGAACGGCTGGCGAATGTCGGTGAATATCTCAACCCGGCTGGCTTTTGCTTCTGGTGTTTCGGCGGCGTCCCATGTGTCCCACCTCTCTAAAACAAGGTGGGACGTTTGAAAGCCCCGCAAATTGGGGCGCTGCCCCACCGTCCTACTTTTCTTTCTCTTTTCTCGTGTATAGAGAGAAATTTAAAAAGCACGCGTGCGCGTGAACGCGCGTACCTGTGCCCGCTACGCATACACGGGCGGGAGGCAAAACAGGTGGGACGGCGGGACAGCCCAACAAAAACGGGGACTGCGCCCGTCCCATGACTGCAAAAGCAGTAGGACGGACGCAGACCGGTGGGACGGCGTAAGCCAGAGGGGTGCCCACGATCAAGCGGCTTCCCCCAGGAGGAAGTGCTCGACCACGATGTGAGCGTCATGCAGGCGCTGGTAGTAGACGTTGCGAGTGCAGCCACTGCGCGTCAGTCGTGCGGCCAGTGGCGCGTCGGGCTGGAAGTAATGCACCTTGACCACGGTCAACAGCTCGGGGTCGAGGCGTTTCTTGACGATACGCTCGATGTCCAGAGAGGCTTCCAGCGGCACCCTGCTTCCGCGCCTTCCGCGCACCAGCTGGCCCCCGCTTTCCATCATCATCGCGACCATGTTGCCACCCGAGTAACCGGCGGCCACTTCGTCGCTGTGCAACTCCTGCGCCCATTGTTTGAGGGCCATGTCGATTGCCTTAATCATCGAAGCACGGCTCCTCGAACTCTTCCTTTTGCAGCGCAGGCGCCCTGCCCCAATGCTCGGGTTTCTTGTAGGCCCAGGGCCGCTGTCCGCTCTTGTTCAACGCCCCCAGACGGAACCGTCGCCAGCCCAGCCGGTGCAGGATCGCACCGACGCGCATTTGCTCCGGTTTGCCCCAATGACCGGGATCGAGCTTGAGCGCTTGATTCATCACCTCGCTGCCGGTGGTGGTCTCGCCGATCTGCGACTCTTCGAGCCAGGTCAGGATCGGCGTTTCCCATTCATCCACCACAAAGCGTTCGTCCTGCTCCTCGCTGAACATCGGCGCTTCCTCTCGCGTGACCCACCAGAGGTCGCCGGCCTCAAAGCAGAACACCGCTTCGGCCCACAGCTGGTCGCGGATATCGCGCAGCAACGGCACGTCGACCTTGGTACAGGCGACCGGCCAATAACGACGGTTGCCGGTGGCGTCCTTGAGGTACTCGTCCTGGTTGGTGGTGCCGACGAACACACACTGGCGTGGCACGTCCAGGGTTCTGCGGCCATAGCTTTCGCGGTAGGTGTCGGTCGACGCCGAGAAGAACTGTTTGGCCTTGGTGCTCTCGGCCTTGTTGAAGCTGTCCAGCTCGCCGAGCTCGACAATCCACTTGCCACGAATCGCCTGAAAGCCGTCCTTGTCGCCGAGGGCAAACGGTGTGTCCATGAACCACTCGCCGCCGAGCACACTCATCGCGGTCGACTTACCGGCGCCCTGTACGCCTTCGAGGATCATCACCGAGTCAGCCTTGCAGCCGGGTTTCATCACCCGCGCCACGGCCGAGATCAACCAGCGTTTGCCGACCTTGGAGGTGTAGTCGGTTTCCTTCACCCCCATGACATCGGTCAGCCAACGCTCCAGGCGCGGCACACGATCCCATTCGAGCTTTTTCAGGTACTCGCGCACTGGGTGAAACGCATGGTCGTGCGCCACGACGCTGACGGCTTCGATCACGTGCGACGACTTCACGCGCAGGTTGTACTGCTGCGCGAGCCACTTCATCACGCGCACGTCGTCGATGTCGGCCCACTCACCGGTGCCGCCGCCATAGGGCGCCGCACGCAGCTTGACGATCTTCGAGCTGAAGGCGCAGTAGCTGATTACCCCGGCCCAGCGTTCGTCGTGAGCGAGGATCAATTCGACGTTCTGCATGTGCGCGATCAGGGCGCCGCTCTCGCTGCGGGCCAATTGATCTTTCCAGCCACCGGCAGCCGGTGGGCGGACCACCGCGAGCACCTGTCGGCGAACCGCGTCGAGGCCTTCGGCGACGTGCAGGTCGTTGAAGTCGGTCCACTTGTCGTGACGCTCTACCGAAAAGATCGGCGCAACCAACTGGGCACCAACGATCAGGGCAGCGTTGCTGGCCTTCTCGTCGCCGGGGTTCCAGGCATCGCCATTGGGTTTGGTGGTCTTCCAGTCGTCATCGCGGCAGATGATCAGCGGACAGCCGGCAAAGCGTTCGCGCATGACCTTGCACACGGCCAGCAGGTTGCCGGCATCGAAGGCCACGGCCACCGCGAGCGACGTCGCCATGTGCAGGCTGGCGCCGGTGGCGTAACCCTCACAGACCAGCACCGGTTCGCCCGGTACCGGGTGCGGACCGAGCAGGTGGAACGTGCCCTCCTTCGCCATGCCGTAAGGCCAGTAGGATTTGTCGCGGCCGGTGTCTTCATGCTTGTTCGGGAAGATCACCTGCAGGCCCATGATCTGATCACGGGCGTTCTTCATTGGGACCAACACGGCACCGGTGCGTGGCGCGTAACGCACGTTGATGCCAACGATCTGTTTGCGGTCCAGGTAATCGCTGCGCCCGGTGGTCGGCATACGCTCGAACAACCCCTGCGCTCTTTTCGCGGCCCGCCGCGCAGCGTTATTCGCGATTTCGGCGGCGCGGCGCTTGGCTTCTTCCTGGCGGGCGCGCATCACTTCGCGTTCTTCCGGCGACATGCGACCGGCCTTGACCTTGATCTTCTGCGTCTCGCCCGAACGCCAGTCACCGAAGGCGCCGAAGATCAGCGTGTCGCCCTTCTCCGTGCGCTGCTCGTGGACCACGTACCAGCCGTTCTTTTCCTTGCCCTTGTCCTGCGATGTCTTGCAGCGGGTCAGCTTGCCGAACACCAGCGGTTGCGCTGGCTCAAGACCGTAATCGGCGAATTGGCCCAATACCTCATCGAGCATGCTGAATTCCCCGCTCAGAGAGGGATTGGCAACTGATGCACTGCGAGCAACCTAGTTGAGCCAGGCGGCGTGCTTCCGGGATCGGGTCGTCGCAGGCTTCACAGAACAACAAAGAATGAGCAGCGCTTTCTGCTTTGGCAGCGCTGCGCGCGGCCATGGCCTGATCGATGCGTTCCTGCACCAGATCATTGGCGAAATCGGCGATGTCAGCCACGGTCAGCACCTCGCGTCGTCTGATTGACGTAGGTGGCGCGGTTAAACAACCCCAGCAGCCCCTGAATGCCCCGGAACACCTGCAGCCGAATCGCCGCGAGTTCCTGATCAGTCACCACACCGTCGCCGATGCTCTTGGCCCAGGTCTCGGCCAGATCGGCGACCTGACGGAAGTACTCGGCGATCCCGGTAGTCAGGGTCTCAGGCATGTCATTGGTGTAAGTGTCGGCCAGCTCCTGCCAGACCGTGTCACCGACCAGCGCATGCACCGCATCGAGAATGCGGCGATCCTTAGTCAGCTCGAGGATCTCGCCGAATTCCTGAATGTTGATGGAGTGGCTCGGGTGGGTCGGCGACAGTTTGTGTTGCAGCGTGGTCGGGTTACGACCGGTCGTGGCAGCGATGGCAGCAGCGCCGCCCGGGTAATCGCGAGCGGCGTGGTACAGCGCTAAATCGAGCGGCAGGATTTCCCGCTGCGCCCGTTCCAGAGAACTGAGAGCGATACGGCTCATGGCATTAATCCTAAAAGTTGCCAGTGCCGCGCGACAGAAGTTGGTGATACATTTGCCGCGTGGTCTGGAGAGGCCCAAAGCCGGCTAGGTTCGTAAGACCAACACCGGCACCGTGCCGGGGCGAACAATCCGTTGTTCACCCCTGGCGCAACAGCTGCCAGCTCTGTGGTAAGAACGGCAGCAACACCAAGGCTTCCGAACCTTGGAAACGCGATGAAGGTCGGCGGCATGTGGCGTGCTCACCTTCTGACATCGCGACCCGACAGCATGTGGTGATGCTATTGGGAGGAACTGGGCGACCCTTGGGTCGCCTTTTTTCTGGGTTTTAAGCAGCTACAGCGGGGGTCGCTAGAGCTGGAGCTGGAGCTGGAGCTGGAAAAAGATCCGGTAAATCAGGACGCAGTTCGTGGGGTAATACTTTTCCTTCCGATGCCTTAGCAACCGAATGCACACGTTCGGTGGGAACCCGCCCCGCCCGGACCCATTTCCAGACATGCGGTTGCTTGACGCTGCAGCGGCGAGCAAGCTCCGACTGATTGTTACCGCAAATCTTGATGACCTTTTCTAAGGCCTGCCGACATAGCTCGGCGTCTTTAACGCAGTAAGTCACTGATTAAGCTCTCCCTGATGAAAACGACGAAGCGAATCTACAACCTTCGTAATAGACAAGTCAACACCCAATAGTTTAGGACGTCCTATAACCGAGGTCGTAGAATTAGCCCATGAAATACTTACCGATCGATCTCCTCCCCACGCTCTCCGATCGGCTGAAATACGCCATGGAGCAACTCAACCTCAGTCAAACTGATGTGGCGAAGCTTTCGGGATGCTCTCAAGCGACGATATTCAAAATCGTAGATGGCCAAACGCGGGAAAGCCGCAAGACAGGTGCTATAGCTCGCGGACTTAACCTTTCATTACCTTGGCTTGAGAATGGCGATATGCCGGCCAGCGTCGTTCCCATAACTCGTAGTCAGGAAAAATCACCTCGGCCCCTTATTCTTGAACCGGTATCCGCATGGGATAACGACACCCCCTTGAACGATGACGAGGTGGAGATACCACTGTTCAAGCAGGTCGAGATTTCAGCGGGGGCAGGGAGAACAGCTGTTCAGGCTGAATATGGGCGTGTGCTTCGCTTTTCCCTAGCGACACTTCGGCAGTGCGGTGTCCACCCTGCAAATGCGTTATGTGCGCCAGTCACAGGCAGAAGCCAGGAACCCTTAATACTTCACGGTGCGACGGTCGGAATAGACCGGGGCATGACCAAGATCATTGCGGACCATCTCTATGCCATTGAGCAAGAAGGGGCGTTGAGAATTAAGTTCCTGGAACGCTTGGAGGGTGGTGGACTGAAGCTCGTTAGCTATAACAGAGCTGAACATCCTGATGAATCTTATACATTTGACCAGTTCGTGGAGCAGCAAATGAAAGTTTTAGGACGTATATTTTGGTGGTCGACGATCCGCCCAGTGAATGCTCCTCCTCTGCCAAGAAACTGAAATACTAAAACCAAAGTAATTGCACTAATCTAACACCTAGGTTATTTTGCCTCACTCTCCTACCACAGTGAGGCTTCACCATGCGTGCCACCGCATCCCTACATGTCCACCCGGCATGTGTCAGTAATCGCAAATTGATCGAACAGCTGCAGCTCGCCACGGGCTGCCTGGTCGTCATTCATAACAGCAAACCTAAGCTTGTCGCCAAGTCCTGCCACCCCTCTCCTATCGATCCGAACGGCGGAGGGCATGCGGCATGATCAAGTACAAGATCGACAACCGCACCCTGCAGTTGCTCAATGCCCAGGTCAACCTGACCGAAACCTTCAACCACGTCCTGCGCACAGCACCGAAGCGTGAGTGTCTGGCATTCCGTCTTAAGGCCGAACGTGGCACCGTGGAAAGCACTTTTGTCATCGAGCTGGGCAATGAACGCCACACGCTGACTCTGCCGAACAACAAGAAGATGCACCTCAAGCTGGCCGACTTCATCGAAGAGATTGCCAACGGCCCGCTTGATCCGAGCAGCACCAACGACCTGGTGCATCGCGCGCATGCCGATCGCCAATACGGACGCTTCGACGTCCAGGACAAGCAACGGGTATTCGAGCTGATTCGTACCGGCGGTGTGCTGAGCCTCGACATGGGCTTCGATCTGCCGCTGCACGTGGCTGTTCATCGCCCGCACACCCTCTCCTGCATCACCGCCATCCTTAGCATCGGCAAAAAGAGCCCGCGTACCCGGTGTTTTACCGCGTGCGGTACCGATGTCGAGATCTACGGCAAGGTCAGCGAATCCATCAGCCAAATTGCTGCAGCGGCCACTCCTGCTGCGCATGCGGCTTAAGGAGGGCGACATGGAACGTACCCTCGCCCAAACAGCTGCTCATCTCGGCCTGACCCGGCCCAAGCTCATCGCCCGCATGCGCGAAAAGGGTCTGCTCAAGGGAAACCTGCCGGCGGACCTCGAGCGCGACGGTGATTATCTGCGGATCAACAACAGCCATGGTACGACGTGAAATGCGGCATGCAATACAGCCAGTCGACTCGGGTCAAGCAGGCCGGCATCCACTGGCTAGCTGAGCAGTTGGACATTGATCTTCCCGCTATCCCGGCAGACCGTCGTGACGTGGCCTAGGGAGTACGCCCGACAGATCATCGCAATGCGGACACGTGAGGAGCGCAATGCCGCGCTCCAGGAGGTGCCCGAACATCTGCGGGAATTGACCAGACGCCATTGCCTGAATGCCTGGAACCACCCGGCACGACAACAACGCAAGGAGGCTCGACAAGGCCATGAGTAACGCTACGCAGAATCCGCTTCGCCTTCATCCGGCGCCTGAATCGACCACCGTCGAAATGCTCTATCGCACTTTTGGGAATGTATTGATCCCACTGGAAAAAATACGGGAGGCCTATTTTCGCAACCTGAATTCACAGCTGTTCGTGACTGAGATCTACAACGGCAGGATTCAGCTTCCGATCACCACGATCGACGCCAGTCGCAAGGCACTCAAATACGTTCACATACGGCACATGGCCTCGTTGATCGACATCTGCGCCTACAAGGCTGATGAAGACATGCAGCGACAGCAGGACGACCAACGCGATGCTGCACCCACACCACTGACGGCAGTTACCACCAGCCAACGACAAACCCAGGAGCACACCAAATGATGACTCCAGCACAAACAGCTGCACTCGTTATCTTGATCATTATGGCGGCCCTCCTGGTTTGGGGCGGTTACATCGTGGGCCGAAGCGATGGCCTGGAGACCGGCCTGCGCGAGGGTGAAGACATTCAGCGCGCCGTGAGCGCCAAAACCATCAGCGAGCTTCGAGCCTCGCTGCAATTCATTCGTGCCGACCACATGCTCCTGGCACAAACCTGCAAACGACTTGAAGCAGGTCCGCCCTTCGGCTTGGCCGAGCGCCAGACGTTGGTCGCCATCGGTGAGCTGTTACGGATCGCCGCCGAGACCTTCAGCGCCTTTCGTACCGGTAAGAAGCTTGAGCGCGACGCCAGATCTCTACGAGATCAAGCACTTCAACTAGCACAACGCCCAGTAACCGAAAAAGGCCCCGATGACGTGAAAGGCATTCAACCAAAAGGAGTTAAAGCATGAGCGCCGCAGAAAAAATTGATTTCCACATCACGCCAGGCGCTTGGTTTCGACAGGATCTACTGTATCCAGTTTTTGGATTAAGCACGGAAGCAGTTCGCAAATACCGATCCCGTGGGATCTGGCTAGAAGGGAAACACTATCGAACCGACCCAGCGAACGTGCTTGTTTATAACAAGGAGGCAATTGAAAAGTGGATGGCAGGCAAACCATGATTGACAAGATGCCCACAGGCGTCGAGATGAATGGCAAGCAATTACGCATCTGGTTCATTTTCAACGGCCAACGTTGCCGAGAACCTCTCGAAGGAATCTCGAAAGTAAACAAAGCCGCAATTGCATACGCCGACAACAAACGGCGCACCATCTTGGCAGAGATTAGAGAGGGCCGTTTCGATTATGCGGCTCACTTTCCCAACTCACCGAGGGCCGCCATGTTCACGGGCACCGGCGGCCCGTCCCTAAAGCGCACAGTCAAAGAAGGTATCGACCGATGGCTGGAGGTTCAAAGGGCGCTTAAAGCATCAAGTACCGTCGTTAACTATGTCAGCAAGGCCAAGCACGTCGATAACAAATTTGGCAAACGCCGAATCGTCGACATCAGCAAGAGCGATATAGAGCTATTCCAAGCGCAACTGCTAAAGCAAGGGCTATCCCCTAAGACAGTAAACGACATCTTCACCGTCGTTCGTGGCGTCTGGGCTGACGCCTTTGGCGACGGCATTTTGAAAGCCAACGCACTGGACCGAATCAGCAACGTCGGTTCGGACGTAGACCTTGAGCACGCCGACCCCTTCAGCCGCACCGAGATCGAGCTGATCGGCAAAGCGGATCCGGACAGACGACCTGATACCAGGATGATTGAGTTCAACTGCTGGGCCGGACTATCGCTATCCGAACTCATCGCGCTCGCCGTCGAAGACATCGATCTCGATGCCGGCCTGGTGCAGGTTCGTCGTGCGCTGGTCGTGGGTGAGTTCAAAGTCCCGAAAGAGCGCTCCAGGGTTAGAGTAATTGAGCTGATCGATCCTGCACTTGCACTGATACGAGAGATCGTAGCTGCTGCAAGGGAGGCCCCTACTGAAGAGATCACCGTTATCCAGCGTGACAACATCACGTCGAAGAAGATGAAAGTCAGGTTTCTTTTCCGCAGCTCCACCAGCGGGCTGCTATGGAGCGGAAAGACCTTGAGCAATTGGTTCACGGCTCACCTGAAGAAGGCAGAGGTCCGACACCGAGGCGCTAACCAATGCCGTCATACCTTCGCCAGCCAGATGCTGTCGAGCTATGTACCAGTGGAATGGGTAGCGAGGCAGCTCGGTCACGCTGACACAACGATGGTGAGAAAACATTATGGGAGGTGGATACCCAAAGACACCAAGAGCATGGCCGGTGTCGTGTCGAAAATGCTGGGGTTTAGAACGGACTAG